AAAGACAAAAAATGCTGAATATTGTGCTTTGGAAGTTGAAGACTACCAGAAGCCTTTAAAAATATGCGAACATATTATTAAGGTAATGGCTAATTATTTAAAAACTGTTGATAATCCTGGAGAAGTAAAAGATTCACTTATTCCAAACCCAGACAATTGGATTTGGAAAGAAGAAACAGTTCTTCAAGCAAGAAAAGAAGTTTGGGGATATTAAACCAAAAAACTCCTTTAGGTTTTTGCCTAAAGGGGTTATACATAGATTATGGAGATCAAAATGAATATAGAAGAAACAGAAATAATTGATGAAAATTCAAAGCCTAAGGACAAATTAAAAGCCTGGTATCTTTTTACTGAGGATTTTATTGCAGGCACTCAGCACCTCACAAATGAGCAAATAGGGATATATATTAGGCTACTTTGTTATAATTGGAATAAGAGATGCAGTGGCATACCATGCGATAGTATGACATACTATAGGATAGCAAGTTGTTTAACAGAAAGTGAAAAAAATAGTTGTGATTTAATAATTGAACAATTTTTTATCCAGGTGGGCGAACATTTTCAAAATGAAAGACAACTCCAGGAATATTTATTTATTACAAGAAGAATTGATGCTTCAAAGAAAAATGGCAAGTTAGGTGGAAGACCAAGAAAACCTAGCATAGAACCTAGACTAAAACCTAGCACAAACCCCCCTACCTCTACCACTACCCCTACCACTAAACAAACCAAGAATACTTATAATGCTTATTTTAATACTTTTTGGGATAAGGTTGGAAACAAAGTAAGTAAGGGAATAGCTGAAAAGAATTATCTTAAATTAGATGAAGAATGGATTCAAAAACCTCAAGATTTGGCTATAATGTATAATAAATACTTTAATGGGATAGAGGATAAGCAATTCGCAAAACAACCTGCATTTTGGTTATCTGCTAAAAAGTATTTAGATGAAAACCCTAAAAAAGAAAATAATGAAAAAATAGATCAATTACCAATGAGAATAAAAGTTTTTAAAGATGCAATAGAAAAAAAAGAAGCAAGTGAATGGGTGAAAAAATATGCTAGGCAAAATTGTTATGATGTAAAAGAAGCAGTAGATTGTGGTTATATAAGCAAAGAAGATGCTTATAAATATTTAGACATGGAAGGTTGGATTTAATGTTTTTAGATAATGGATTGAATCCAGAACAGCAAGAACAGATGGACGATATTTACGAATCTATTTTATTTGAAGTAAAAAAAATAAATCCTAAGTTATATACCCAAATAAGAAAAAGTGAATTAAGTGAAAAAGATGTTCTTAAATTAATCCATAGTAAAAATAAAAATATTGTTGAAAATGATGAACAACAATTAGAGATGTTATTATGAAAAAAATAAATTATTTGATTGATATGCGACCTGCTCTTTTGAAAAAATCAATTCATTGTCAAATTTGTAATGCTATGATTTTTCCGCTTTCTTTTAGTGGAGAAGGTATTCAAGAAAAATGTAAATGCACAAAAGAACAATTCAAAAAAAGAAAGATATATAAATGAAAAGAAATAATAAAATAAAACATAGTTATTATGAGTTAAAAAAATTATTTAAAAAAACCAGAGACAAAGCAAGAAAAATTAAAGTTTTAGATCAAGAAAAATTCGAAGATGTACCAGTTGAATTATCTGATAAGGATAAAGATGGAAAGATAGAAAAAAGGGGGTATATGGAATTTTATTTAAGTATGAGATCAAATAGGCAAATTAAGGATTTAATTATACCAAGTGGTTTAACATCAACAGATAAAAATTATGCTAATATTAAATTTGTTAAGGATTTGGATTAATGAAAGTAAAACAAGTTAATATTGATAAGATAATACCTTATCATAATAATCCCAGGAAAAATCAAGCGATAGACAAGGTTGCAAGTTCAATTAATGAATATGGTTTTCAGCAACCAATAGTTGTAGACCCAAATATGGTTGTAATTGTAGGGCATACTAGATTATTAGCATCAAAAAAACTTGGTTTAAAAAAAGTTCCAATTGCTATTGCTGATTTATCAAAAAACCAAGCAAAGGCTTATAGATTAGCTGATAATAGAACAAATGAAGAAAGTTCCTGGGACGAAGAATTATTAAAAGGTGAATTATTAGATATTGAAGATTTAATAGGGAAAACTGGATTTGAAGAAAGCGAATTGGAAAAGTTATTAGAAGAACCAGAGCCAGAAGATGAACCAGATGTTGAATTTTCAGAAGAAATTGGTGAAGCAAATAATTATATTGTTTTGGTTTTTAAAAATGATATTGATTGGCTTTCTGCACAAACTCATTTCAATTTACAAACAGTTTCAAGTAAAAGACAAAATGGAAAACCCTGGAGTAAGGGCATAGGAAGGGTTGTAGATGGTGCTAAATATATTACAGAGTTAAAAAAATGAAGATAATATCGCCGAGTTATAAAAGGGCAAAAACTGTTAAAACTCATAAATTGATAGAAAATATAAATTATGCTGTGCATGAGTTTGAAGCAGATGAATATAGAAAAGAAGGATTTGAAGTAATAGTTTTGCCAGATTCGACAAGAGGAAATATTCCAAATGTTAGAAATTGGTTATTAGATCAAAATATAAGAAAAGAAATATTATTTATAGATGATGATATTGAAAGTTTTAATTATTGGGATAATTGCAAACAAATAAAATTAAATGGTGAAAGATTATTAGATCATATTAGAATGATGTCAGAATTGGCTAAAAGTTGGGGAGTTTCATTATTTGGAGTAAATCCTGCAAGCGATAAGGGAAGCTATAGAGAATATACACCATTTAGTACAACAAGTTACATATCATGTTCTTTTCATGGTTTAATAAATTGCAAACATAGGTATGACCCAAACTTACCTTTGAAAGAGGATTACGATTTCTGCATACAAATATGTAATGATGAAAGACAAATATTAAGATTCAATCAATATTCATTAACAAAAAAAGACCATGGCAATATTGGTGGTTGTGCTGATTACAGAACATTGGAAAGAGAAAAAGAGCAGATAAAAACATTTCAAAAAAAATGGGGAAAAGAAATAGTACAAGAAGATAAATCAAGCAAAGGGTTTGATATAAACCCAATAGTAAAAATACCTATTAGAGGGGTATAATGGCAAGACCTAAAAAGTATAATATTGACCCAAAGCAAGTTCAAAAGTTATCTGCATTAGGTTGTACTAATAAAGAAATATCAGAATTTTTTGGTTGTTCAGCTGACCTCCTGGAAAAGAGTTATTCGGAATTTCTGACAAAAGGAAGGGCAGAACAGCGAATAAGACTAAGACAGTTGCAATGGAAGTCAGCAGAAAAAGGTAATGTAACAATGCAAATATTCCTGGGTAAAAATATGCTTGGACAACAAGATAGAATAGAAACAAATGAATTAGAAGAACCATTAGTATGGTCTGCTGATTGATGCCTTTGACAAAACCACAAAAGAAAGTAATTGAAGATGAATCAAGATTTAGAGTTTTAATTACTGGAAGGAGATTCGGAAAAACATTCCTGGCAATAAATGAATTAGCAAAGTTCGCAAGTCAACCTAATAAAAAAGTTTGGTATGTTGCACCAAGTTATAGACAAGCAAAGGCTATATGCTGGTCTGTGTTAAAAGAAAAGATGATATATCATAAATGGGTTAAAAGCATAAATCACAGTGATTTAACACTTACTCTAAAAAATAACTCACAAATATCTCTTAGAGGTTCAGACAATGAAAATTCACTTAGGGGTGTTGGTTTACACTTCCTGGTGATGGACGAGTTCGCAGACATCGACAAACAAGCATGGTACGAGGTATTAAGACCAACTTTATCTGATACAAGAGGACATGCTTTATTTTGTGGAAGCCCAAGAGGATTTGGCAACTGGAGTTATGAATTATTTAAACAAGGTGAAACAAACAATGATTGGCAATCTTTCAAATATACAACACTGGAAGGTGGGCAAGTTTCTGATGATGAAATAGAACAGGCTAAACAGGATTTGGATTTAAGAACATTTCAACAAGAGTATGAAGCTACGTTTGTTAATTATTCTGGTATGATATATTACAATTTTAGCAGAGATAAAAATATTATAGAAAAATATAATAAAAATTTTCAGTTTTTGCATATTGGATTAGATTTTAATGTAGACCCAATGACAGCAGTTGTTTGCAATATTGAAAGTGAGAAAGTCCTGGTTGTTGATGAAATACAGATTTATTCTTCAAATACAAATGAAATGTGTGAAGAAATAAAAAATAGATATAAGAATAAAAATATTATTGTTTATCCAGACCCAAGTGCAAGACAAAGAAAAACTTCTGCTGGTGGCACAACAGATTTAGCTATTTTAAAAAATGCAGGATTTGATGTAAGATGTAAAAATACTGCTCCATTAGTGAGAGATAGAATAAATGCAGTAAATTCAAAACTTAAAAATGTTAATGGCAAAAATAATTTATTTATTGTATCATCTTGCAAGAATGTCATTAAAAGTTTAGAAAGACAGATATACAAAGAGGGCACACATATTCCAGATAAAGAAAGTGGCTATGATCACATGAATGATGCACTAGGTTATTTGATTGAATATAATTTTCCATTAAGAAGGAATTTTGTGTCTAGCCCACAGAAAAGGTGGAGTTAATGGACAGAGAATTTCTTACAAGTAAACATGATTTATGGAATGCAAATATTGCAAACTGGGAGTTCTATATAAGAAGTTACCTTGGAGGGAATGATTACAAAAATGGATATTACCTTCATAGATATATTTTAGAATCACCAGAGGAATATGATTCAAGAATAAGACATACTCCCCTGGATAATCATTGTAAAAATGTAGTTCAGATATATACAAGTTTTTTATGGAGAGTGCCACCAACAAGAGATTATGGCAGTCTTGATGGTGATGAACAATTACAATCATTCCTTGCTGATGCTGATTTAGATGGTCGCTCATTTAATACAGTTATGCGAGAAGTTCAAATGAATGCAAGTATTTATGGGAATTGTTGGGTTATTGTTGATAAACCACAATCAAACGCAAATACAAGAGCAGAAGAATTAGAGCAAGATATTAGACCTTATGTTTCAATATTAACACCAGAAAATGTTGTAAACTGGAATTACAAAAGGTCACCAAGTGGCAGATTTTATTTAGATATGTTGATGGTAATTGAAGATTTAACTGAAGAAAGAGCGATAGTAAAAATATTTACAGAGGAAACTATAAGCACTTATGAGGTCGAGGAGTATACGAAAGACTATGCAGAAGGTGATGCTAGACTTATAGAAGAAATACCTAACCCCCTGGGTAAAATACCAGCAGTAAATGTATATAATTTAAGAGGTGCAAAAAGACCAATTGGAATATCTGATTTAGCTGATGTAGCTTATTTACAGCAATCAATTTATAATGATTATTCAGAAAAAGAGCAGTTAATCAGATTGGCAAACCACCCAAGTTTGGTAAAAACTCCGAATGTTGAAGCAAGTGCTGGTGCTGGTGCAATAATAGAAGTTCCAGAAGATTTAGATGCAAGTTTAAAACCTTACATAATACAACCAAGTGGACAAAACCTAGATGGCATAATGAAATGTATTCAAAATAAAGTTGATGCTATTGATAGAATAACTCATATGGGAAGTGTAAGGGCAACTGGTACTCAAATAGCAAGTGGCATTGCATTACAGACTGAATTTCAATTGTTGAATGCTAGGTTATCAGAAAAGGCAGATTATCTTGAAAATGCAGAGGAACAAATATGGAGTTTGTTTGCAATGTGGCAAGATAAAGAATTTGATGGAAAGGTGAATTATCCAGATACATTTGATATAAGAGATTGGGCGAATGATTTACAATATTTACAGATTGCAAAAGCAAGTGGTATCAAATCAGAAACATTTAACAAAGAATTAGATAAACAGATTGCTCAAGCAGTAATAGATGATAATGATATGATAAAAACTATAAATGAAGAAATAGATTCAACAAGAGCTGTAAGAGGTCAATTTCAAACAACAGAAGTGGAAGGGCAAACAGTTGGCGAGGAAGAAACGTAAAGTTAGAAAAGTACCCAGGGATAAAGAAACAAACATACCAAAAAAATATTTATCTGGTTTGAAGGGTAGCAGAAAAAGAAGAAGGGCTAGTTTATTAAAACAAGTAAGCTCATTATATAAATCTGGTGCAAAGATACCTTTATCATTGCTAAGAAGTAGAACGAGAGCATAATGGCAAGTAAATTTAGAAAACCTTTATCTGCACAAGTTTTGAAAACTTTGAAAGCAAAAGCAAAAAAATCAAAATTATTTACTTTAACTGACCTTAAGGCTTCTTTTAGAAGGGGGCAAGGTGCGTTTTTATCTGGCGGTAGTAGAAGGGGCATCGGCATGAATCAATGGGCTATGGCAAGAGTAAACAAGCTTATAAGCCGTGGAAGGTCTGGAACATTTGATAAAGATATTATCAAGAGAGCAAGTGCAAGGAAAAGAAAGAGAAAATAATGACAGCACCTAGTTTATCTTTATTAAAAGAAAAAATTAGAAAAAAAAAGAAATTAGGATTTACAGAAAGAGCCAGTGCAGTAGCTAGAGGTTTGTTACCCAGGAAGTCTGGCAAATTCAAAGGGAAAAAAGTGAAGAGCAAAAAATATGGTGGAAGAGCATGACAAAATTAAATTATGTTTCAAGTGTAAGGTTGCATTGAAAAAAACAGAGTTAAAAGATGTTTATAAATGCCCAGCTTGTGGAATGATAACAAATGAAAGATTAGATGATAAATAATGGCTAAATATAGAGGAAGAGCAGTAAAGCTAAATAAACCTTTTAGAACTCCAGGTGAATCAAAAAAATTTGCTGTTTATGTAAGAGATAAAAAAACAGATAATGTAAAAAAAGTAAGATTTGGCGACCCAAATATGAAAATAAAAAAAAGTATTCCTGCAAGACAAAAATCATTCTTGGCAAGAATGGGTGGTGTTCTAAAGCAAGTAAAAGGACAAAAATCTTTATCTCCTGCTTTTTGGTCAATCAAGGCTTGGAAAAAAGACTTCCCTTTATAATGTCAAAAATTTTAGATAAATTAGCAGATCAGCATGAAGAACGTATAATAAATGTTTTATATACTCTTGAAAGAGATATAATAAAAGAAGTAACAAGGGCAACAAAAGGCGAATTAGTATCACAAAGAATAGCAATACAATTACAACCTAGGCTAAGAGCAGTTATTCAATCAACATTCCTGGAGGAAGCTGATTTAATTATCAATGAAGAATACAATAAAATAGCTAAAGAGGTATTAGATACTTTTGGCGAAATGCCTATTCCAAATAAATTTAAAAATTTAACAGAAGTTGATTTGCAAACTATAAATGCTTTGAAATATCAATCATTTAGTGGATTTGAAGACATTGCAGAAAGATTTTTAAAAGTTATAAATGATGAAGTTTATCAAAGCACAATTGCAGGGCGACCTTTTGATGATATGGTTGCAAATATAAGAGGGCATATAAATGGAGTTTACCAAAGCAGTAATGTTGCAGAAATAAATGAGTTAGTTGATTTTATAAATGAAAATAAATTTAACCAGGCATTGAAAAGTGAAGTTGAAGAAGCAGTAAGAAAATTACATACTCAATATGCTTCTGATAGGGCAGGAAATAATTTGAGAAGATATGCAAGTCAGATAGCACATGATTCAGTAATGCAGTTTCATGGTCAATTTACTGTGGCGAAAGCAAAAGCATCTGGATTGAATCATTTTAGGTATACTGGAACACTTGTTAGGGATAGTAGACCTTTCTGTAGAAATATGATAAATAAAACATTAACGGAGAAGGAAATTAGGAATATTTGGAATAATCAAGGTTGGGGCGGAAAATCACCAGGCGACCCATTTATTGTAAGAGGTGGTTATAGATGCAGACATACTTGGATTCCAACAGACCCTAATTGGGATATTTAAGGAGCAAAACATGGCAGAAGAAAATCAAGAGCAAGTTACAGAAGTTGTTCAAGAAGAACCTAAAGTAGAAACACCAGAAGTTGAAAAGACAAAACTTTTCACAGAAGAAGAAGTTGGTGAAATTATAGAAAATAGAATTGCAAGAGAAAGAAGCAATTTAAATAAAAGATTAGGAGTAAATGATATTGATGTTGCTGTAAATGCAGTAAAAACTCAAAAAGAATTAGAAGAAAAGCAAAAAATACAAAAGGGTGAGTTTGAAGAAATTTTAAAAACAAGAACTCAAGAACACCAAAAAGAAAAAGAAGAATTAGAAAATCAATTAAGGGATATAAAAATAAATAAATCTTTATTGAGTTCTGCTTCCAAGCAAAGAGCTATAAATCCAGATCAAGTTGTAGATTTATTAAAAAAAGATATGAGATTAAATGAATCTGGAAATGTAGAAATTCTTGATTCAAATGGAATAGCAAGATACAATAAATTGGGTGAACTCTTAACGACTGATGAATTAGTCCAGGAGTTTTTGACACAAAACCCTCACTTTGTTAGTGCCACACCTAGTGGTTCTGGCTCGGTGTCAAATGTGGATAGGACAAACTCTAAGCAATCCTTTAAACTTGAGGAACTAGATATGAATAATCCAGAGGATAGAAAGAAGTATGCCGAATATAGAAAGCAACGAAATTCTAAGCCTTATGTGATTAACTCAAACCTTTAATTTGTTTTATTTATAGGAGTAAAAAATGGCAAATGAAACAACCAGTTCAACCATTTCGGAACTCTACACCGAGATAGTTGCAGAAGCCTTATTCGTTGCGAGTGAGCAATCAATAATGAGAAACCTTGTAAGAAACTACACAATTGCAGGTGGTGGAAAGTCAGTAGAAGTACCGATTTATGCTACAGTATCAGCAGGTGCAGTTTCAGAAGCATCAGACCTTTCAAATACAGCAGTAAATCCAACATCAGTTACAATAACTGCATCAGAAGTTGGAATTATGACTACACTTACTGATTTGGCAAGAAATTCTGCAGGCAGAAATGTTGCAGGGGATATTGGCAGATTATTTGGGGAAGCTATTGCTAGAAAAGTTGATGCTGATTTATCTGCATTGTTTACTGGATTCTCAACAGAAAGAGGACCAGGGGCAGGCTCTGAATTAACTGTACAGGACTTATTTGAAGCAAGTGCTGATTTAAGAACTGCAAATGCACCAGCGCCTTACTATGGTGTATTTCACCCAAAGCAAATCTTTAATGTTAAAAAGTCATTAACAAATACATTTGTCGGCAGAGATACAGAGCTTTCAAATGAAGCAATGCGAAGTGGCTTTGTTGGAAATATTGCAGGGATTCAAATATTTGAAAGTTCAAATATAACTGTAGATGGTTCAGATGATTCAATAGGTGGTGTATTTTCACAAGATGCACTTGCATTAGCAATGATGCAAGACCTAAAACTTGAAACTCAAAGAGATGCGAGTTTAAGAGCAGATGAAATAGTTGCAACTGCAGTTTATGGTGTTAGTGAAATACATGATAGTTATGGTGTTAAATTAACAGCAGACTCTCTAGCTAACTAATAACTTATGGGGAGGGAAACCTCCCCTTTTTTAAAGGTTTTGAATTATGGAAATGGTAAAGCTTGTAAAAGGCGATAGAATAATTGAAAGAAGAAAAATAGATTATGAAAACAATAAAAAAATATGGGCTATAAGAGGTTGGGAGTTATATGTTGCAAAACCAAAACCAGAGCCTAAACCAGAACCTAAACCCAAAGTTGAAAAACCGAAAGAAGAAACTTTAGTTAGACCAACAATAAGAGAAAATGAAAGTGCAGAAAACTTTCAAGAAAGATTAAAAAATTACGAAGAAGCTGTATCAAAAAAAACAAAGAAGGCTAAATAATGTCATCAACAGTTTTTAGTGTTCAAAATACACATTTACAGAAAATCCAACCAGACATTTTAGGTTTTGGAATTTCAACTTTTGTAGATCAAATACAATTTGCTGAAAATGATGTTTTAAGAAGAATACGAGAGGAATGGTGGGAAAGATATAGACATACTGTAAGATATAAAGATATTACAAAAGTTACATCAGTTGAAATTACAAATAGTAAACTTACACCTTCACAATGGGAGTTATCTGTTGTTTATTTAGCTTTATGGAAATATATTTATCCACAGTTAACAAAATGGAGAGACCCAGATACTGGAGAGGGCAAAGATACTTTCCAGGTTCAAATCGATTTTTACAGAGAAAGATATGAAGAAGAGTTCCAAGCTATATTAAGAGATGGTGTGGAATATGACGAAGACGGTGGAGGAACAGTTTCAGACAGCGAAAAAGAACCAATCCATTTTTTAAGATTAGTTAGATAATGGTTGCTGAATTAAAAATAAATGTAAATAGCATTGAGGTAACAAGACTTTTAAAAAATATTTCCAGGAAACAAAAGGCAGTAATTCAAAAATCACTTAACAGAGTTTCTAATATGGCAGTTCTAATGATAACGAAGAGGACTCAAAGTGGTAAATTACCAGATGGTGGTAGAATGAGGGCTTATGCAAAAGGGACTGTCAAGAGCAGAAAAAAGAGGGGTAGGCAAACTGGTTTTGTAGATTTAACTGATACTGGGAAAATGTTTAGAAGTTTAGATTTTAAAGTTGGTGGTTTGAAAAGTACTTTATTTTTTTCAAATATGGAAAGAGCAAAAATTGCAAGTTACCATGACACTTTTGGTGTAGGTAAAAAAAGAATAACAAGACCTTTCTTTTCAATAGGTGATAAAGAAGAAGATAAATTAAAAAATGAATTTGCTAAATTTTATTTTAAAGAAATGAGAATATGAGCAAAAGAGAAAATATAGCAAGTGATATTATTACAAAACTTGATGCAGTAACAAGCCCAATTGAGTTTAAAAAAATAACTAGAGAGCCTTTTGAAGTTGAAGAATTAGCTGATGCACAATTTCCAGCTATGTTTGTGCAAAGTGGTGATGAAACAAGGGAAGTTTCAAGCATAGGTGATACTGGTGCAGGAACATATAAAGGAACAATAGATTTTTTAATTGTTGCTTTTGGAAAAGGTACAAACACAAATATTGATACTGTTAGAAATCAAATTATTGAAGTTATTGAAGAAACATTAGATAATGATGTTACAAGAAATGGAAATGCTATAGATACCCAGATAATCGAAGCATCAACTGATGAAGGAACAATTTATCCTTATGGTGGTGTTAGAGTAACAGCAAGGGTTTTATATGAATTTACAAGAGGGAGTGCATAATGGCAAAAAATGTTTCTATGAAAAAAGGCGAAACTATTATAAAATGTTCAGAAGATCATATAGAGCATTTTACAAATAATGGTTTTGTTCTATTAAATGAAAAAGCAGTTGATAAAAAAACTGAGAAAGCTATAAAAGGAACTAAAGAGAAGGAGTAATAAATGGCTACACATCACGGAAAAGAAGGGGTTGTAACTATTGGCGGTACTACATTAGGTAATGCCACAGGGTTCACAGTAGACACTACCCATGACGTTGTTGAAGATACAGCACTAGGTAATTCAATGAAATCATATTTAGTTGGAAGGGGTACTTATACTTTTACAATTGATATGAATTTTGATGAAACCGATAGCGGTCAAACATCGTTAGTACAAGGAGCAGAACTTACTTTTGCTTTCTTGCCAGAAGGTAACGAGTCTGGAGATAGAAAATTTTCTGGAACTGGAATTGTAACTGGAATGTCTGTAGGTGTTACTTTAGATGGTGTTACAACTAGAACTGTATCTGGTCAAGGTAATGGCGGTCTTACAATAGGCACTGTCTAGTAAAATGACAGATCAAAAAATTGATTACTTTGATGGCATTCGTGACCATTTTAGTCAGCTTGATACTCAAATAATTGAAGTACCAGAATGGGGTTTAATTGGTGATAAGGCTATTTATTGCAAACCTTTTAATATGCTTGAAAAACAAAAGATATTTAAGGGTGCAACAAATACAGATTTAATAGTTCTTATTGATGTGATTATTGAAAAAGCCTTAAATAAAGATGGCGAAAAAATGTTCAATGCTACTCATGTTCTAGCCTTCAAAACAAAAGCTGATACAAATGTTATTGCAGATGTTGCCACTAAGATAATGGGAACTGGTAATACAGATATTGAAGATAATAAAAAAAACTAAAGAATGATGTTGAATTACATAATATTTTTGGTTTAGCAGAAAAACTGCATAAGACAGTAGCCGAAATCTTGCAAATGTCTGTTGAAGAG